GCGATGAAGTTGAGGTTGCCTTAGGTCTAAAGCATCAAACCGCTAGCGCCAGGCTTAACGACCTCATGAAGCTTGGCAGGGTGCAATTTAGGCATGACGCAGCAGGCAAAGCCCTGCGTAGGGCCACTCGGTCTGGCAGGGGAGCCAGGATCTATTTTGCAAGCCCTTGACATGGCATACCATGTACGGCATACTGCTGCACATGAGCCCTTTATCTCGTTCGCTCATGTCTGACTACAAAACACCCAACCGCAGTCCCGGCTTCTATGACCCGGAACACCGCAGCCCCAAGACCAACGGCATCATTGTTGCCATTTTTTGCGTCTTGTTTGGCGGTGCTTTTTGGATCAGTCTCACTCACTCTTTGGACGCTCAACAGCGGGCGCACTGCGAGCAAGGCTGGCAACCCGCCTGCGAAGCACTGAAGTAAATGGGCCGTGGGATCTATTGGAGCTACACGCCGCACGAAAACATCGCTGCGGCTAAGGCGAGAGCCAAAGCAGCTCTCAATGAGAAAAACCCACGCCTCACTGCCCTAGAAAAAGCTTTCTACAACGCCATGAAAAAGCAAGATGCAAGCTAGCGTCACTTTTGCTGTCTTAGGGACACCTGTTCCCCAGGGCTCAATGAAAGCCTATGGCAGCCGTGTGGTTGCTAACAACGCTGAATCTCTTGCTAGCTGGCGCAGTGACGTTGCTGCTGCTGCACACCGTCACAAGCCTGAGGATTGGGACATTCATGCCGCAGTATCACTGCGTTGTGAGTTCGTGTTCCCTCGCCCGCTGTCGCATTACGGCACAGGCAAAAACGCCGGTAAGCTAAAAGATTCCGCGCCAGTTCACTACACAAAAACGCCTGACTTGGACAAAGTCGTTCGTGGGGTGTCTGACTCGATAGCAGATGCGGTTGCCCGCGTGCTGCTTCACTCGGATGCGCAAATCGTTTCCATCTACGCAACCAAAAGGTATCAAACAGATGACTTCCTCGGTGCCATCATCACCGTCACAGCTCTTGATTGAAGCCCTGGTGCAGTTTCACAAAACTGTCCCGGCAATCAGCAAGACGGCAAATGCACAGTACGGCAAGTTTGCTGACCTTGAGACTGTGCTTTCAACTGTCACGCCTCATCTCATCAAAAACGGTCTTGTGATTTCACAAACGTTTGAGCCAAGTGAAGGCGTTGACCCAATCCTTGTGACGCGGTTGCTGCACGTCAGCGGCGCTGAGCTTGTGAGCCGACTGCCGATGATTATTGGCAAAGGCAGGAACCCGCTTCATGACTTCGGTGGCTCCTGTACTTACAGCCGGCGCTACGCCTTATTGGCTTTGCTTGGCCTAACGGCTGACATGGACATGGATGGCGATTTTGCTGATGACAAGCCTGCAGCAAAGGTGCAAATCCAGCAAACGCCAAAAAAGGGGCCGGCGGTTGAAGGTGTCGCCAAAGACGATCAGCCGCTGACAACAGATGAGCGCAACTTGCTCGTTGGTCTTATCAGCGAGATGAGCCCAGGCAAGCGCGAGGACTTCTGCAAGTCGTTCCGCTTTGCGTTCAAGCTTGGCGATAACGCTAAGGTCGCTCCTGCAATCACCAGCCGCAAACATCAGGTTTGGATTCAGGAAAATGCCTGAGGACGACAAGAAACGCGAACAGCAAGCCAAGGCAGACGCAAACCGCCGTTCGGGCCACTTTCAGGTCCGCTTAGACAGGCAACTGTCTGCCCAGCTGCACCATTACGCAGAGCAACGCCATCACGGCGTAATTAACTCTGCGCTGCAAACCATCATCTCCAAATTCTTCAACTGATGCCTGACTTCGCACCTGACGCCTTCAACATCTGGGGCAACTTCAACAAAGACCAAAAGAAAGACGGCCATTACTGGGCCGCCATGGAAGTCCCTGTTTCTGAGCTGCGCAAGCTTGTCGAATGGGTCAAGACTGCTGACCGTTGCGAGAACCAAAAAGGCGAGGAGTGCGTCAAGCTGCGCGCCAACCTGATGCCTCGCACCGCTAAGTCAAGCGGCAACGAATATCTGCTGATGGCTCTCAGCGATGCCAAGCCTCGCCCGGCTGACAGCTCAGCCGCTGACTTTTAAGCTTGTGACGAACGAGAGACTAGGAGCGCTCACACCGCGCTCCTTTTTTATGAAGCCAACCATCAAGCAGGTCAACGAAAACGGGACCTTGCTTTGGGAAGTCTGCTCTGCAGGCATGGTTCGCAGGTTCCGGTATGACTGGCAAGCGAATTTTCACTATGAAGCTGCTGTCAGGCTCTACAGGTCAAGGGTGACCGGCAAGCAGGGTTAATCCCAGCAAGCCAGCTTGGCGTCAAGCTCACCGATCCTGGTGCAGGCTTGCGACAAGAGCTTTTGCTGATGCCAGCTCTGGCGCACAAGAGCAGAGCACAGCATTTTTAATGCTTCTTCGTCATCGCAGTTGTTGACTTCCCTAACGCTGCGTTCAACCTCCAGCTCCTCTTCAAGGCTTTGGTGAATGACCATCCAGTCAGCCCAGCCCATCGCCTTGAAGATTCTTATCAAGTCATGCCACAGAAGGCATCACTGTCAAGTGGTTGTTGTAATGGCCTGTCTCGCGATAGCTGCGCAAGGGCACATTTGACATCTCGTGAAAGATGACCTGGCCGATGCGTTTTCCAGGGTGAAGCGCCAGCGCATGATGCAAGCGCAGGTTTTTCAATTCGAGTGTCAGGCGAGATGAATTGAAGCCCGGATCTATCCAGGCGGCGAGAGCGTGTTGGAATCCCTCCCTCGCGCGACTTGATTTCAGCTTGAATTCGCAGCTGATGTCGTCAGGAATGTTGAACAGCTCAACTGTTTCAGCTAGGCAAAACTCACCGGGCTGAAGCATGAATGGATTATCCTCTGTCTTGTCTGAGATGTTGATGCGCACCAGCTCGGGGCTGTAAATGCTCTCCACCATCAAATAGGAACCCAGACGCACATCGATGCTCGCCGGGTTGACCATGCTCGAATCGAATGGCTGGATCATCTGGCTTTTTTGACACCGAGCCTTGATCTCCCAGTCACACAGAACCGACATTCGCTGTTTTTAAGTGCAACCTATTGTGCCTCGACAAATATGGCCCAGCCGCTCCTGGGGCCATTGACTTGCCAACGTTGATGGAATGCAGCTTGGCGCACGCTGACCCGATAGCCAGAGAGCGCAGGGTTGTGCGTGCCCCTCTCAATATCTGGCAGGCCAAGCGGGTCTGACATCAGCCAGCTTGGGTCGTTGCTGTATCGGCCGCTGTAGCCGTGGATCACAGACCAATGTCCGCAAGCTTCACTCCCACACATTGGAGGTTCCCCGCGCAGCATGTCACCTCGGTGATACCAACCGGCCATCACAGGGATGCCAGCGTCGATCGCCTCCATCACGTCTTCTGCATTAGCGTTGTCCACAAAGCGAGCCTGCAGGCCAAGACTGGTCAATGCTTTGACGTGAGCGAACACAGAAGTGGTGTCGCCATATTGTTCCCTCACGGCTTCATAAGCCTCTTGGTTGGCTACACGGCGGAAAAAATATGCAACCATCGCGGCGGACGAGGTGAAGCACTTACGTTCACCGCCGGGCAGATCAAGTTGTCGGAAATAGCGAGGCAAGTACACCTCCTGGTCAATGCCGCTGGCCTTCCACGCCTGGAACCATTCAGCATCCTCGCTGAGCAAATGCTCGGGCATGGCCTCCTCCAGCTGCTTGATGGCAGCCATGCGGTGCGGCACGTCTGGCTTATACCACTCAAAAAACGGCAGCAACGCGAGTGCCATGGCGATGACCAGCAGGGTCACTTGGATGATGCCGGACAAGGTCTATTTTTCAATCCTTGTGTCAGGCAGCAGCAGGTCACGCAGGTGCTTGACAGCGAGGTCATCTAAATCGTTGTCCGTGCGTGACACCACCTTCTCGCACATCGCGACAATCAGTTCTTTGAAGGCCCGTGATTTCCACATGGTCATCAACACAGGCTTGAGGATTAGAAGCATTGACCTGGCCTAGTTACCCTTAAAGCGTAGCTCTGTTCCCCAATGGCAGAAACTCCAGACGATCATCACGAAAAGGAAGGCATCTCGATGGCAGATGTCGTCAAGGCTTTAGTGCTCGCATGGAGTGCTGCGCTGTTGACCGCTTCTTATCTGGGAATCTTCCCTCAGATGAAAATGGACAACACGTTTGTGGCGTCACTGCTGACTGGCGCAATGGCTTCATTTGGCATCGAGCGCAAGAGCAATGGCAATGGAAATAAGAAGCCGACTATTGTTGACAACAAAGACACCAAA